ACCTTATAAGGTTTATTTTTACTTATTTCTGGGGGCATAATTTTATATTAAAATAATTATTAGCTAATCACTTCTGCGTCACTAACCAAAACATCAATAGTACCACCAGCACCGTCATTACAATGGTAAGCTTGTTTATTAGGGTCAAACTTATTAATCAATTCAATAACATCATACTCATTAGAAGTTGATATTTGTTTTATACGCATAGTTTTTGTATTTAAGTATTAAAAGCTATTTTTTCTTTTTAGCAGGAGCTTTTTTAGCTTTTGCTTTTTTCGCTTTTTTCTTTTTAGGTTTTGCTTCCTCTAAAATTTCTACCCTTTTACCACGATCATTGTTTTTTTCAATTTCATCTCGTAATTCTTTTGTGTCTACTAAATCATAAACACCTGCGGTTAAAAATTTACCGTCTAAGTCTTGTGGGTCTTTAACTTGAATTTTCATAATGTTTTTAAATTAAGAGTTAAATAATTCTTTATAAGGGGGGCAGAATTAACTACCCACCCTAAAAGATATTTAACTACTAAATACCATAAATTCTTGCGTGGTCTGTTCGTACGTCTTTTACCATTAATGAGAATTGACCTTGCAGTGTTTCCTTAATAACACGAGAATTAGAAGGTTCTGAAACGTATCTTAATACGTCATCAGCGAACCAGAATTTACCTAATTTTTGGCTATTAACGATGTATAATTCACCGAAAGCGTCATTCAATACTGGGTCAGAAATAACTGCTAATCTACCAACACCCTCACCATTGTAGAAATCTACTAGATCACCAGCGTCTCTACTACCTTGTTGTACTTGGATAATTGGATTAGTACCTGTTTTGTTGAAACCATTAATCACTTGTTTAGTGGTTGGAGAACAGATAATTAAATCTGGAGAACCACCTTTTTGGTCAACTTGTAATAAAGCGTCTTGTAAAACACTTTCATCAAACGAACCTGAAGCATTTACATTGATAGCTTCTGCGTCGTCTTCAATATAATGTCTGATACCACCAGCAGAACGAGGTAAAACTTTAGAACCTGCCGCTGGAACACCAAACAAAGCAGTTTTGTTCATTTTGATTAAAGCTCTTCGTAAAGCTTTTTGTCGCATTTCGTCTAGTTTATCGTTTACGTCTTCGTACTTTTGGTTTGAAGCAGTTTTAGTTAATTCAACTGGCTCTTCAAGTAATTGAAAATAGTTTTTCTTTTCAATATTGTCTTCAACTAAACTGTCACCGTCAACTGTACCCTCTACTTGAGCGTTACCAACGATGAAAATATCAGTTGTAGCAACGTGAGCTGCGGCAGTTGTACCACCGTGACCACGAGCATAAACACTGATTTCTTCAGCAGTTCTATCAACAGCAGAGACAACCATGTATTCGTCTTCTACTCTAATAACATCACCAACATTAATTAGTTCCGCTAAATCACTATCAATACCAAGACCTGTTGTATCGGTATCATTCCAACCACCAACAACAGCACCTTGCATTGTAGCACTTGTAGCGTCATACCACTTAATAGTCTGTGTCTCTTTAGACGGCAAATCTGGGATTAAATCCCAAGTTGTAGTTAACCGAGGGTCAACTAAAGCCGCTAAACCAGTCACTTGTTCGTCTAAGAACGGACTATCATATGTAGCGTATTTTCCTGCAACACCTGGCATAGTTTTTAAAATTAATTATTAAGAAATTTACTTGTTTTCGGAGATTTCTCTACCGAGTGTGCGAATTTCTTTTTGCTCTTCCCAATTTAGATTTTTACCGTCTCTAACTTTTTCCTTTAACTCTTCTAGTCTTTTCTTTTTACTGTCAATGTCATCTAAATTAGGGTTACCGTCACCTTTCGGCGTTGGTGAACCAATATTTGGTTTTTCAGAACCTGTAAGAAATGCGCGGTTAGCGTTAACATACTTAATCTTATCAATAGGAGATAAACTTTCTGGCACTAGAGAGCGTCTATCCTCTGGGATTGTCGCTTCTAGGTCTGACCAGATATTATTTATGTCTTCAAACTGTTTCTCGGCTTTCTCAGCCTTTTCAGAGGCTATTTTAAGCTCCTCTGCTCTTTTGTCTGCTAATTCTTTAAACTGTTCATTATCTTTTAGCTTTTCCTCTTCAGATTTTCTTTTTTCCTCTACAACGTCGTTGTATTTCCCCTCTAGGTCTTTAAATCTAGCCCATACTTTATCCATTTGGCTTTTCGGCACCATTTCTTGACCTTCGCCTGGTTTTGGGTCGTCGCCCTCACCTGGTTTAGGGTCTTGTGGCGGATCGGCTGGTGGATTAGTTGGGTTTTGAGGGTCGTTTCCGCCCTCTGGTGGTGTACCACCGTCTTTTGGGTCTTTTGGGTCTGGCATAAAAATGCTCTCCTGTTGAAATGAGTAAGTAGTTGACTCAAGAATTTTGTATGAGGTTTCAAACTCAATAGGTTTTGAGAGTTCCTAAAACTCCTCACTTCACTATTAATTATAAAATAAAAATGTGAAAAACTTAACCATTTACTATAAGTTACAGTTTTATTACTAGCTTAAACCCCTACCAATTAACTATAACCTGTAAAAAAGATAACTCCGTTTAATAGGTTAAAAATTAATTGTTAAGCAGGGATAACCCTAAAAGGGATTTAAACTAACAATTTATATGATTTATAAACAACTTATCCACAACCATATCGTTAATATCAACAAAATGGTCTATTCAAGGTCTGGTCGTGGTATTAAAATATGTCTGCAATTTGGGTGGTAAGGTGGGATATTATCTAATTCTAGCGGTGGAAAATTTTCACTTGTACCACTAGCGCTGAATTTCTTACCTGCATTATCAATACAGGGCTTATCATTAGGGTCTACTCCAGCGTGATAACTAACTTCGTAAATATCAACTCCATACTGTAATCCACGATTAAGGACTCCTAAATTGGCTGCTCTTAAAACTTCAGTTCTTGCTACCATTTCAGCATAATTCTGTAAAGATACGGCTCGTCCTCTACGGTCAAACATTCCAGTAATTCCACGGTCTTTTATTAATTTTTCAATATCTTTAGCAATATCTTGAATACTATCACCCTCTACGCTTGACAATTTCAATCTTATCTGGTCTGTTAAGGCTTGGTCAACTATTAACTGAAAATCTCGTCTTGCTACATCAAGAGCAATATCAACTCTCAATGAACCAGCGTCAATTAATTCATTAACAATATCAATATGGTCAGCAGTAATAGGAGCAGACTGATCTACGCTTCTATCAACAAATTTCAATCCAGCCTTATACGCTTCTGGGAGAACAGTCGCAAACCATTGTTTTGACCGTGCCGACATTGCACCTAAAATAACTGTCAATTCAGCTAACAAAGTATCCTTACTATTCTTAGTCAATGTTTTATCAATGTTTTTAAATAACAAATCAAAAATGTCTTCTTGTCCGGCTCTAAACAATTTAACTATTGCTTCTAATTTTTCTGACGATAAATTTGTTTTATCTAAGAGTTTAGCCATAATGAAATTCTTACTACTATTATTGTAATAAATATAAACAATTCAAACAAGAGGATACTAATAACATAACCAATTAAATATTTCTTTACCTTGTTTTTATCACTTAATTTCTCAAGCAAATCAAGGTAACTCATCTCTTCAATTTTTTCAAAAGTGTTGGGAGCTAATTTTCTAAACATATTATAATTCAGTTATTCTTGGCGTTGGAGTATTTAAGCTAAATTGATTTTGTGCTTCTTCTTGTTTTATTTTATCTAATTCAGCTTGAGCCGCTTCAACTTCTATGTTTTCAAGTCTTCTGATAGCAGTTTCCCTTGAGATTAAACCAGCATTAAGTCGTTCAATTATAAGAGTAGTTTGTAAACGATCATCAACTGGCAAGAAATCGTCATAAACAATCTTTGGTGTTGACGGGTCAGTTGACTCACCGCTCATAATTAGAGCAGACATTAAAATATCTGTCAACCCAGTAGTCAATTGCATACGTTTTCTTTGAGCTTTACGAATACTATTAAATAATCTTATTTTAATAGCTTCAACTTTTTCAGCTCCACCTTTACCCTCTAAACCTAACTCTTCTGGTGGAATTTTAGAAATAGAGGCAATAAACCTTAATAACTTGTCAATTTGTTTAAAACCGTTATCAATTTGCGGATTATCATTTGTGATATAAATTGGCTTTTGACCCTCGTCATTAAATTCAATAGCGTCTAAGTCTTTAACCTTAATCTCACCGTTTTCATCTAAAATACCGTTAGGAACTCCCAACTTAGCGTTCATATGTTTAATCAACTGTACTGAAATTTGAGTAGTACGGTCATTTAACTCTTGGTATAAGTTTTGAGCGTCTTTATAATCTGATTTACCAAAATCTTGTTTTGAGGTCTTTAAATTATTAATCTGAAAAATAGGGATAAAATTAAGTCCAGTATCTTGACTATCAATACCGTCATCTTTAACTAGAGAAACATCAACTTTTTCAATAGGTTTTAATGATTTACTTAATCTCCACAATTCCCACTCAATATGACCGGAGTTCTCAACGGCTGGGTCTATGGTGTGAATTTCTTTATAAAGATAATTAACATTATCAATAACTAGATAAGAGGCTAATATTTTTTCTGTTGGATTACCATAAGCGTCAACTTTGCTAAGGTTAGGATAATATTGCATAGGCGGTACAATATCCATAAAAACTTCATCGTCGTCTGTTCTTAGCTTTACGACTGAAAACCCATAAATAGACTGGTCTAGGGCTATTTCATAGGCTTTGTCGTTTAATTGTTGTTCAACTTTAAAATTGTCATAAAACTCTTGTTCTTTTTCCTCTGACGCAATTATTGTAATATCTTCGCTACTGACTAAATCAGCAAAATATTCTGATACTAAAGACGGTAAATTTATAGCTATGTATAATTCTTTTTCAATTTTTTGACAATCAACAAAATAATCTTTAATTCCGAACTCCTTATAATGCTCACCGTCATAAAGTCGTTCCCATTTTCTTAGAATTTTTAATCTACAAACATCTTTAATATTAGGAAACTTATTATCTGTTTTAGTC